TCTCGTTTTCTGTTTCGTTGCCATCTTGTTCTCTCCTTGCTTGGTGACACGCTATCGGCGACATCACAGGAGACAAACCTCCGAGTCTTTAGACTCTCGGTTTGTCTTGTCGCCTGAGACAAAGACAAACGGCGACATTGTCTCCATTTGTCTCCATATCTCAATTCTTTTGCACTACTTTCTTCAATCCATCAAAAAACAGGAGACAAAGTCCAAATGTCTCCATTTTTTGTGCGTTTAGTATTAGATTTGCTGTTAATAAGCATCTTTGTCGTCATCGCTTGTTTCCGGCCACACATATTTGTCTCTGATCCCAATTTCTCCAAACTTGTGCAAATCGTCCTGCGCCCGACTCCAAGCCTTGTCGAATGCTTTCCTTACAGTTAACTCTGAGTCGTCAGTGACGCCCTTCTTTGACCTGAATTCGGCACGCCAGTCGTCTAAATTGACAACCGTCCTGAGCTTTCCTTCAACTATTTTTTGTATCCCTTTTTGTTTAATTACATTTCCAAGGCTCTCCATGGCAATTGACTGATTGCGCCCCTTGCCAGCGTTGTTCTTGGCCTTCTTTGACGCCTGATTGACGGCCTCATCGCTGGCTTGGACCGCGAGACTGACCACAGGATCGAAGCCCAGGCTTGAGCTGCTAATCTCCACCTCGACCATCTCAAACCCGATTCGGATGCCGTCTTGGCCGTCCTTCTGCTTAGTGAGGCTGATGATTCCTTTGGCCTGATCTTCAAACCGCAGGATCTCGAGCTGGGTGTCTACGGCGCCAAGCAGGCTTGAGTGACCGCGCAACCCTTTGGCCAAGTCCTTCCCGCTGTGGTGCAGCACCATCAATGCGCAGGCCAAGAACTCTTGGATCTTGCCCATTGACGTGATGAATGAACCCATGGCGTCTGAATCGTTCTCGTTGCCGCCGCCAAAAGCCCTTGCCAATGTGTCGATGATGAGTAGCTGGAACTCGATGCCTGTTGTCTCCACCAGTTGGACCACGGCCATCATCAGCGCGTTGAAGTCCTCGGCGCTGGACCTCAGGTTGAGCTGATGCCTGATGACGTAGATCGGCGCACCTTTGGGCGTGCTGTGGTGGATCTGGCACGCCTTAATCCGCGCCCCCATACCGCCAAAGCCCTCACCGCAGATATATAAGACTGCGCCCTGCTGCTCTACTTCGTTGCCCATCCACGGCCTGCCTGTGGCGATTGCCTCGGCCATATCGAGGGCGATGAATGACTTGAATGAGCCTGGTGGGCCGTACAAGGCCGTGAATGCTTTCCTTGGCAGGATGCCGTGGATCAGCCACTCGACTGGCTCGTCTTGTATGTCGTCCCACGCCTCAATGTTGACTGTCTTTGGTGGCTTGGCTTCTTTGTGTTTGTGCTTTGGTGGATGGCTCTCCCGCGAACTCATGCTCAATTTCTGCCTGTTTCTTTACATGATCTGCGTCTGATGTATAGATTTCGCTGTTTTTTGTACTTGATGGCGCATCCAGCTTCAGCGCGTTGAGTCTTTCGGGAACCGTTACATCCTCAATATGCATCAGCTTGGGTGCGGCTTTGACCATTGCCACAAGGTCTTCTCTTTGCTTGTTGTACTGGTGGACGAACTCGTAGGCGTCTTCCTTCTCGTTTTGGAGTTGTAAATCTACAACCTTGACGTTCTTGGCGATGCCCCAAATCGCTTCCACGGCCTTCTGCGCGTAGCGCCAGCCTGGCAGATCGTTGTCGGGCACGATCACCACATTCGCGCCAGCGAAATACTCTGTGATGGCCTCCGGCCAGCTTCCCGCACCTGTGTGCGCCGTTGTTGCCGTGACGCCAATGCTTATCAGCGCGTCTGCGGCCTTCTCGCCCTCCACCACATAGATGATCCTGCCAGCGGTCTTCGCGTCCAGCAGTTCGGGTAACTTGTAGGGAACTATCCTGGCGTCTCCAAGGGTTGGATGTCTGCGGCCATCAGGGTCCACCTTGTACAGCCTGTACGTCTTGCCCGACTCGCCGATCTTCATGCGCTGCTTGACGAACACCGTGGTGCGGTCCTCGTCTTGGTACTCCCACTCCTGATCAAACTTGATTTGCGGCAAAGGCTTGATGTTTGCCAGCGGGTCTGGTCTCTCTTCCAGCTCTGGCAGCAGTCTCATGTCCTTGATGGTGTTGAAGACGTCTTCCTGAGTGCACCCACCGTGGCAGTGGAACAAGGGTTTGCCGTCATCGTTGATGCTGATGCTGAGTGAGGGATTCTTGTCTCCATTGCCCTTGCCGTGGCCTGGTACGGGGCAACTTGCTACCCATTGACCATTTGCCTTCTTTGCGTTGCCGAGCTGCTTGGCTATTTGTTCTGCTTGCATATTGCCTCAACTTGTTTGATGCGTTGCCCAATCCATGCCATGACAGGCACTGCCATGCTGTTGCCCAATGCCTTGTAGCGCGGGCCGTCAGGCGTTGGCTTGTTCTTTGATTTGATGTCGGTGTAGCTGTCAGGGAAGCCTTGGAGCCTCTCGCATTCCACTGGCGTGAGCCTGCGTACGGCCATGTTGACCGGCAACACATGCCCCGCATCAACGGCTTGATTACAGGCAAAGTTCCCCGCATCGTGGCCGTTGGGGCCAGTGTTGCAGGCTAATGCGCCGACCACTTTTGGATGCGCCACAAACAAACTTCCATTTGTTGCGCTGGCGTTGCCGTTCCACTTAGTCCCATAAGCTGCGGTCAAACAATCCGCTGTTTGTTGAAATGGATGCACCAACACGTTCTCACCACCATTGTTGCGGCCCTGAGCAAAGGCAATGTCCGACACGCATGGGTCTTGCGTGCCGTGGACGATGATGGGCAACAACGTTGCTGTTTCTGGATCTTGGTTTTGACCGCCAGCACCCCTTGCCGTCAACCATTTGCTGATAACCATCGCCTCGCACTCTACTCGGTCATTTCCTGTGCGGCTGAAAGGAGGGCCTGTTGTAACGCTGGGGGCAATTGCTTGCCCCTTTTCTCTGCTCGGCGCAGGATGCCCCTGCAAGCTGTGGCGCTCAAAAAGTACCGCTGCTGCACGTCTCCAGTCTCCAAGGTATCCGACAACGAACACACGGCGGCGTCTTTGGGCCACTCCGAAGTACTGAGCGTCAAGAATCCTGTAGGCGAACCCATACCCGAGTTCGCCCAGCGCCCCGAGGAAGACTCCAAAATCTTTTCCTCCGTTAGATGACAAGACGCCGGGGACGTTTTCCCAAACAATCCACTTGGGTTTGTATTTGTCAGCAATGGCAAGATAGGTAAGCATGAGGTTGCCACGAGGGTCATCCAATCCTTTTCTGAGTCCTGCGACTGAGAATGACTGGCATGGTGTTCCTCCGACGAGAAGATCGACATTTGATTCAATTGACCACTCCTTAAATTTCGTCATGTCGCCAAGGTTTGGCGTTGATGGATAGTGATGTGCCAGCACCTCTGAAGGGAATCTCTCGATCTCCGAATAGGCCACAGCCTCCCAGCCAAGGGGATGCCATGCCACTGTTGCCGCCTCAATACCACTGCAAAGTGATAGATATTTCATGTTGTGTTTTTTATGAGGAAAAAAAAGCCGAGGCTGTCACACCTCGGCACTTGACTGATGTCAGTTAAAACATTTCGTCATCACTGGCGGCCACAGCAGCCGCCGCTGGCGTTGGCTTCGCCACAGGCGCTGGCGCAGGAGCTGCCGCAGCCTGAGCCACGAACTCGGCATCAGACTGGTCCATACCGGCAGGCTTGTCAATCCACGACACCAGGTTGAATGCTGGGATGCGTGTTGTGCCTTTGCCGATCTTTTCCAGCTTCGAGCCTGTGTACTCAAGCACTGGCATCTTGCCAGGGTTGGCTGCACGCTGTGCCGCGCAGGCCGTGTACATCTGCTCAAGTCCCATGTTGGGGCCGACACCGTTAGAAGACCACTCGACTGTGCCAATCTCCTTGTTGTAGAACTTGACGATGAATCCGCGCTTGTGTTCAGGAGATGGCTGTGGACCTTTACGGCCAAGCTCGGCGTCAGGATTCCACTCGCGCACACCGACACCCAGCAACAGCCAACCGGTTTGCACTGCGTCGATGTCGAACACGACCTTCTTGAGTTGGATTTCCTCGCCAAGGTTGTTGGTCCAGGCGTTCGCCTGAGGTGAGAAGCGGATGTAGTTACCAGAGCCGCCAGCAGAAGAGAGATTTAGCATTTTGCGTTTCGCTTTCAAAAGTTACAGGGGTTGCATTATTGACTCAAGCCGCGATCTCTCGCAAGCGTCAAGCCACTTGATACCTTGGCCGTGAAATCGTCCAAGAGTACTCGTTGATCCTTTGGCAATAGCTTTTCAGCCGCCGCAGGAGTAATTAGGTTTGTTTCGAAGATGTCGGTGTCGGATAAACCCGCAGCGATCAATTCGGCACGCGCATTGGATTCATCAAGCCACTTACGGCTGGCGCGTTTGGGTTGCAACTGCCAGCCAGGCACGACCATGCCGTCCTTCTCCATCGCCGACATAGCGTGATCACGCACTGCGTCAATAAACTTCTCAACCATCGGCGCACGGTCCAAGATGTCGCTGATCTGCTGCGGCGTGAGAGACAACATCACTTGTTTGACGTCATCTTTCTTGAGCGCTGTGATGTCTGGCTGTGCCGCCACCACATCAAATGAAGCCTTCTGTGCACTGCAAATAGTCTTGGCGGGACACCACTGGCAGGCTGACTCTGATGGCACAAACCGTGGTGCATCACTGACAGCATCTTCAATGGCGGGCAACATTACCTGCGTCTCCCACACGCCCAGCTCGTCGGCCGACATGCGGTGGATGCGTTTGTCGCCATGGTGTGGCTGGATGATCTGGAACTCGACTTCCTTCACGCGCAAGTTGTTGACCTTCATCGCGCCCAAGGCGTAGATCTTCATCTGCTCGCTGTCGGCGTCAACGTAGCCCCGACCTGTCTTCAAGTCCGCGATGGTGAGTTTCTCTTTGGTGATGGACCAGCCAACCACGTCAGCAGTGCCTTGCAGGCTGAATGCGGGTGTGTCGTACAGCTTGAACAACTGCTCAACTTTGACGTGCCCCAGCTCGTCTTGGATGGCCCAAATGGCTTGTAGGTGCTCCAAGGCGAAGTCGCAGTTCTCCTCTGTCATGGTGATGCCCTCGACCTGCTGCCCGACAAACTTCATGGGGTCGGTGTCAAGCTGGAAGCATGTCTCGGCCAGAGCATGGATGGCTGTGCCGATCTTGGCGGCCTCACCTGACTCCTGATAGGGCACAAGGGTTGAGAGCCGCGCAGAGGCTGGGCAGGCGATCCAGCGCGAGGCAGAGGATGGCCGCAGTTTGAGTTGTTTCATTCGTTGCCTTCATTGATGTTGTTGTTGATGAGCAGTACATAGGCGATCTTTCGCACCTCGTTGCTGGCTGCGTGACCCAAGTCTTCGGGGTCGAGGAGGCGTTTCAAGAGGACGATGTGCTGCTGGTTGAGTTTGCGTTGGCGTTCCAGCTCTGTACCGAGCCAGATGATGTGCTCACGCATGGTGGCGCGTTCTTGTTCATGCATGGTCAGTCTCCGCAATTGTTAAAGCCTGCTCTAATAAATCAATAGCGGCATCCCAATATCCTGCCTTTGCAAGCTCAATGGCTTTTTCTATTAGTTCTTTCATTTAATCTCCGCAAAAACAAGGAATTGCTTCTTCATTTGGGTCAAACATATCGTGTTGAGATTTAGAATATTCTGCTAAAGCAGCATAATTAGGTCGATCTTTTCTAAATCGACCACCCATGTTTTTTGCTTTGTTTATTTGAGTAGCCTCCATTCTTGCCCACCAAATTGCTCGTTCTGGTTTTTCTGCAATCAACGCAAGAACTTGTGCTGTTGGCTTTAAAAAGCATAAGTCACAATTTCCATGCATAGTCACACCATTATTGTTTGGCAAACCCAAGTCAAATGATTGTTTATTCCAAAAAGCCGAAACATCTTGTTTAGTCACACTTGCCGTGACCAATGGCAGGCGACTTTTGTCAGGAATTTTTGCGGCTCTTCTTTGTTCGTCAGCACGAATTCCAATCATTGCAAAAGTTTCTCCCTCTGATTTGGTTTTTGTTATGCCAATACTGTGTAGGTATTTAGCCATTGGTCTAATTTTTAACTCAGTAGTGCAAAAGCGCATTACAGGCGATGGTAAATATTGTTTTTTTGTGAGCAGAGATTCAAATGCTTGTCCATCTCTACACGCTGTTTCAAAGTTGACAATTTTGAAGCCAGGCTCTTCTTGTTGATACTCAATCCATGCAATTGGAACATTCCAGTTATCAGAGCAGGCTTGCACAAACTTCAAGGTTTCATCATCCTCCTTACCCGTATTAGCAAAGCAGACAACAGCCTCTGCTGGTAGAGTGCCGCCATTGGACTGCAATACACGCCAAAGCATATACGCGCTGGTGCGCCCACCGCTAAAGCTGATACAGGTTGGCTCGGTGATCTTGAATGGATCGCTCATTGTTCAATTTTTCTAAAAAATGCTCTTACAAAATATGATTTACAAAAAGCAACAACAGTGTTGATGACAACTAATGTTGCGTTTGCGGATGTTGTCGCCTCAATGCCAATCAAAGGGAACACAATAATATTTGATAGAAATATTAGTACAGTTCCAGCGATGACTTGTGTGGACGCTTCAATAATCTGTAATCTTTTATCCATGGCGCAGTCCCCAACAAGCAATCAGCGCCGCATCTGCTCGGCCATCATCTTTCTTACGTTTGAAAAAGTCCATTTGGTAAGGAAACAGCTCCATGGCACGCGCCCTTGCGCCGTCCTTGCCACCTGACACGCCCATGGCTTTCTGCCATGTCTGTGGCGTGATCAGGGTGGACTTGATGGACCTTGCGGCAATGACGCCCTCAATCGCACCAAGGCTGCGCCCAAAACTGAATACGCTGGTGACGCCTTGGCCTGACATAGCGAAAACCTTTTCTATGTACGCCTCTTCAGGCTTGAATTCGTCAATGATTTCGATTAGCTCGGGGATGCTGATTTGGCGCTTGGCTTTGCCGTTGCGGTCTAGCGTGACTGTGGGCATATCCAAGACTTTTATCAGGTCAGTGCCGTTCATCATGGCGATTGCGCCATCAAGCCCGACATCGACACCAATGATGCGTCTTGGTGTGAAATTGGTGATCATTTGACGGCGTCTTCCATGGCTTGATTGATGACCTTCAGACGCGCCGAGATGAGTGCGTCAGCGGCTTGGTCCAGCTTGATGACGCTGCCGTAGAGTGGCTCTGTGATGCCATTGAGCCAGCGCGAGACTTGAGCTTGGTCGATCTCTGCGACTCGGCAGACGTCAGACATTTTGTACCCAGCCGACTCGGCCTTGTACTTGATGTCGTGGATTGCTTGTTGTGAAACTTTCATGAGTAGAATGTTAACCATGTTTTGTGAAGATGGTCAAGTGTACAGTGAAAAAAGGGGGCTGACTCACGCCAACCCCCAAAGGCAACTGCTGGTGGAGATAACCAGCAAGCCAATTGTAGGGGATGAATACCCGACAAGTTTGTGTGGATTAAATAATAGTTGTTGACGAGTTGTGCAAATCGTTTATGATTCACCCATCAACAACCAAACGAGGATTGATATGCTTAACCAACTCGACGAATCAGATCTTGACTACATGAGAGCCGAAGACTTTCACCGCCGCCGGTATCAGGCCAACCTTGCCAGCCACCACGACTGCCGCGATCCAGATCACCCTGGCTGCGAGCTGTGCGAAGAGGAGAATGAAGAATGACCATCAAAGAACTTGCCCAAGGCATCCTGGTCGGCGCAATCATCGCCGCACCCTTCATCGTTGAGATCGTTAAGGAGTTAGTGAAATGAGTGAAAAAATGCAGATCGAGATTGACCGCGCAGTCAACAAGTTCACACCGCCCATGGAAGTGGGTGGCGGCTTTCTGTCCCGCGAGGACTTCAAGACGCTGGCACGCAAGGCCGTGACAGAGGGCACGCTGATCGGCTGGGTCCATGGCGAGAACATGACACGCGAGCGATTAGAGAAGAAGATCTCCACCCTTGAGCATGAGGTGAGCATTTTGCGCGAGCGCGTCAAAGAGGTTGAACTTGAACTGATGGCGGCACAGCGATGAAAAGAGAACTCAACTGGACGCCACCGGCTGGCACGAAGATCGTCTGGCCGACCCTGCACGTCTTTGACGCTGCATTCACCCCAACGCGAGGCGCTGACGTGCAAGCCACATGGCGCAAGCGCGGATGGGAGCCTGTCTTTGGTAACTCGCCCAAGGTCGAGGAGCCGCAACACAAATCAAAGGTGCTGAAACTATGGAAACAGTCTTGAACTTCGTTTTGCTGGGTGCTCTTGGCATCGCCATCTTGTTTGGCGTTGTCTATGCCTTCATTGCCTTCTTGCTTGATAAGACAGAGATCAAATAATGCCAAGACCAAAATCAGAGATCACGAATCTAAACAGCATGGTTGGCATCAAGCTCACACCAAGCCAGCAATTGAAGTGGAAAGAGCTTGGCGGGGCGAAATGGCTGCGCGAGTATCTTTGCCATCAGATTGAAATTGATCGCGCCAAAGAAATGGGTAGGGTGCTTGGCGTCAAACAAGCGCCAGCGCCAGATCCAAAGAAATCCAAAAAAGAGTTGTACGCATCACTTGACAAAATTATTGATGATGCAGTTTCTCAAATCAAAAAGGTGATCGCATGATCCTTGATCAAGGAAAATTGGCAAACGGTTTGGTTGACGAACTGCTTGCTGTCATCCACCAGTACGACGAGTCGCTGTATATGTGCAGCGTCATCGGTGTGCTGGAGTTAGTCAAGCAACAACTGATAACCGAGAGCATTGATAGAGAGGATGACGAATGACACAAGATGACGTTATTGAGATGGCTAGGCAGGCTGGTTTTCTATACGGAAAAATGGGTCCGCTAGATATGCCATTTGTAACTGCGATTGGACATACGTTTACTGTGGAGCTTGAAGCCTTTGCCAAACTGGTAGCAGAAAAAGCAACAGAAGAAGCGAATGCAAGAGCCAATGCTTCTTGGACATTGATGTGTGAAAAGATGGTTGCGTTTGAACGTGAAGCCTGTGCAAAGGTGTGTGATGAATATATGCGGGATTGTGAAGGGAGAAGTTTTGGTGTAGGCAATGCCATCAGAGCCAGATCGAGAGAACAAGCATGATTGAAGCAATGAAACAAATGACAGAGGCGTTGGAAGACATCACCAGACTTTTGCAGGGAATTACTGGCGGGACATTTTCAAAGCTAGATGCCGCCATCCAAGCAGGTCGACAAGCCATCAGAGAACACGCCATGTATGAAGTGCAGAGGTTAGGTCAAGAGATTGAGCAAGAGCCTGTGGCGTGGATTTGGAAAGATATGCGTGGGCAAGAAATTGTTAGTTTGTTTGAGCCACGATTAAATTCTGTTCCCCTCTACACCCACCCACAGCGTACATGGGTAGGGCTGACAAAGGATGAGGTTGATTCATGGAACTTGCCAGACCATCCAACAGTGTTTGAGTTTGCACAATTTATTGAATCCAAACTCAAGGAAAAGAACATATGAACTGGCT